CGTTTTTCTATCATATAGCGCCTGGTCTTTTTATTCTTAACTCTTTGAAACGGTATTGCCTTAGCTCGCAACTGCGGTTCGCGCAGCATGTCGGCAACCGTGAGCGTTATTCCGAACGCATAGCAGCATTTTCCGCATCGTTCGCATTTCATTTTGTCGGGTACTGTGCTCCGCTGGTCAGGTCAATGTGCCTGCAGAAGATATTGGTGTCGCAGAGGAAGGGATATTTCCTGCGTGCGATCTTCGGCCAGCCAGCTCGCTGAAGCACCTTTTCCTCGATTACGCGCTTGCACCAGTGCAGGTCGCTCGTGCCGCTGCCCGTCGCAAGAACGGCCCCGGTTTTCGGGTCTTTATAAACCTTGCTCGGCGTCTCGAAAACCTTGCGCGTCACTCGCTTTCCCAGGCTCTCGTATTGCTCGGACTCTTCCCACATGAGCTTGATGAGCGATGAATGAATTAGCAAAAATCCCGTCGGCACGCCATCGGCCCAGACTTTGTCGCCTATCTTAAAATTGCGAAAGCAGCCGTTGCCGCTGCCGCGATACAGAATCGGCTCCGAGTAAAGACCCTTGGTAAAATACAGTCCCGATACCACCGGAATCCGCTCGCCCTGGTTCTGCTCCACCGCCATCATGTACCTGTTCAGTCGCAGAAAGGCATCGGACGGCGGCATGACATCATCTTCCCAGAGCAGCATCCATTCGTAGTTCTTTTTGACCACCTCCTCGCATCCGAAATTCTGCGCATCGGCAACGAGATAATCCATCGGCACGTAGAAGCCAATGCCTAATGTGGCGTATCCGGCAGACCAGTTGCAGGGAATCACCTGTCCCCACCGTGACAGAGCCCACTCAATCCGCACGATCCCGAGGGTCGGCGTGACAATGAGTATCCGCTGTCGCGGATTACTCCCCTTGCCCGAGCGCAGCACAGTGACCTCAGACTCGTAAGGCTCAAGATGTCTGCTCTTGCCCTGTGTTTTCTTGTTCCTTCCGCTCACGCTCTGCCTTTATCCTTGCGATTTCTTCGGGACTCTTGCGCCTGACGCCAACGGTCACCTTATCTCCGAGCTTCATTTTCTCTCTGAACATTCGTCGTTTACTCCTTCCCGTTCGTTTTTCAGATGCCCTCTATCTTCACAAAATCCTTTTCGGTCGGCTTTTTCAGGACGATGGCCCTGCCCCTTTCCGTCTTTCGCGGCTCCATGACAAGCTCGATACAGCCGCCAAGATTCGGGTCGTTGCGGATGATCTTCCAGGGCTTGGGCTTTTTGTAGCTGCACGAATGCCATAACTGATACTCCGGATCGAAGAACTGAAATGTCAGCATGTTCGGGCAGCCGTAATGCGCCGGATGTGCGGCCTCCAGCGGGCTGCCGGCGTGCGGCGCGCTGAGCCATAGCTGTCCTGCGGGCCGGCACACGCGCCAGCACTCGTCCATGAACGCAAAGCGGTATTTAGGCTCAATATGCTCCCACAGATGCGAGACTTTCACGATCTGAACAGCGTGGGATGGCACAGGCCAGGGAATCCGCGTCACATCATGTACGATGTCCACGCACGGATGCTTGACCAGGTCCATTCCCAGAAAGGGCATCGCATATATGGGTTCCTGCTTGAACTTGCCACAGCCTATATCCAGGCCGACCAGCCGCGGCGCACTGGCAAAGAGCCTATGGTTGTACCGCGCTTTAGCCATTGCCTAACTCGTGCTGTACTGGAACTCATAACTTGCGTTGACATCCTGGTCAGTGCCGAGCGAGCTGGAAGCAAATGTCGCTCCGGCGATCAAGCTGCCGTTACTGGCGGCCAGGATTCCAATGTTTGCAAGCGTTGCCATGCTGCTTGCGTTGCCGTCGAAACTCTGCGTCATTCGCGCTGAGAGACTGCCGGAGACTGTACTCTGCGCGAAGGCCGAGTACTGGTCGGTATTCGAGCCATCCAGGGCGGTCGCGCTTGAGGCGGGCTCGGTTCCCGAACCGATAATCATACCGGCTGCCTGGACGCTGGCTGCGCCGATTGGCGCTGCGCAGATGCAGCTCTCAAGACCGTAGTTGGTAATCTGGTTTTTGACCCATCCTGAGTCGCCGACAATCTTACGGCTCTTCTTATCGACGATCTGCAGGCGGCTCATGCCGCGAATCTTGAATAGCGGTTCTCTGATTACTGTTGCCATGTATCTGCTCCTTATTTAGTTTTATTTTTCCGTTTTTTGTTGGACTTTGGTTTGGGTGCTTCTGCCGGTGGCGCTGGCGGTTCCGGGGGCTTATCCAGCTCCGGCACCTCGTCGCGGTGCGCAGCTAACAGATGCTCCTTCATCAGCTCAGGCGTGGTTCGTCCAGCGCCGCAGAATTTGCAGGTCAATGTTGCCGAGTCGCGGCCCTTGCGGTCTTCTGGCGGTACAGGCTTTTTGACAGGCAGGGTCTCCTGACCGGTGGAAGGGTCGTAGTATTTCTCATCCTGGTACCAGTACGTATTGAGGCCCACACCGACCGTGCAGTACGGCCTACTTTTGTCGATTTGTCCCGTTGCCATTTTTCCATCTCCTATAGATTTTCTCAACAGCTTGAAGGATTTGCTCGGGTTTAAGCGCTTCCATACAGCGTGCGCCATCGTGGCGGACATTCAAGGGAATCAATTCTCCATCAACCGCTCTGACCTGCGCCTTGGATTTGAAACATTCACCATCGTAGATTAGCCGGTGACAGGGCTGACAGTTCACCGACGCCGAGAGCGATGTGCAGTTCTGCCAGTATTTGGTCAGGTTCTCAACGGACGAGTGACTGAGCAGCACGATCTTGGGTGTCTTGTAGCAGGCTGCCGCGTTCAGCACGCCGGTTTCCGGTCCGATTACCAGGTCCGCGTATTTGGTCATCAGCATCGACTGGCGAATCGTCCAGAGGCCGGACTTGTTCAGCGTATTCAGGTGCGACCACGATTCGAGAATCCTGCACATCTCATCGCCGACGGTGACAAGAACGGCATCCGGGTACTTCTGATGGATTGTCGAGGCTACTATATGCGTCCAGGGATACGATTTGTGCAGGCTCGAACCTGAGAGCGACCAGATAATCAGAAACTTGCCCTGATGCTGCTCGCGGATCAGCGCAGCCAGCGATTCCTCCATCTCGGTAAAGTGCAGCTCGGGTAACTCGCCCTTGGCATCAGGGTAGCCAGCCGCCTCCATTGTGCGGTCCTGATAGTTGACGTTGCAGAGTTGATGGCGTTTTTTGTGAGACAGATGGTACTCTGGCCTGCCCTGCGGAATCAGCAGGCTCTTTTCGACGCTCTCACAGAGATTGACGACCCGCTCGAAACCCTGCCCGATCATCTCCCAATAAGGCCCCAATTCGCCGTTCGGCACGACGTCGCGCTCCTGCAGCAGAAATTCGTCTATCCACGGACAGTTGCGCAAGACCTCCGCCGAGTATGGCGTGCAGTTATAGACGACGTAGTAGCCTTCGATCTTGAGACGGCGCAGAACCGGCGTGGCCCAAACCGCATCGCCGAGGGCTCCGTAGCGGATGACCAGGGCCTCTTTCTTGGTGACTTTCGCGCGGGGAAAGACTATTGAGCCGTCCTTTCCGCCAAACCGCTCTCGAAACGCCGCAGGCAGCAATCTTTTGAGCAATCCTCTGTCCTTGTGTACGACGAGCTGCCAGGAGTATTCGTTCGAGTCGTTGTGTCTCGTGGCGGCAATCTTTGTGGCGTTGCCGAATCCTTTAAGGATTTTCCACACATCCTGCCAGTAGAGGTCAACTTCGTGATTGACGTTCGCTCCTGGGGTTCCTTTGCGTGGATAATAGTCGGGGTCCGGGCCGTAAAGTATCAAATGGCCGCCCGGCCTGATAACCCGCCACCATTCGGCCAAGATCGGCTCGGTGCATTTGAAATCCTCAAGGCAGTGCGATGAAAAGACATAATCGAAAGCCCCATCGGCAAACATAGCCAGCGCGCGGTCGGCCGACAGGTCGAGCTTTATTTCGGCCGCTGCGCCAAGCAGATCGACGCCGATAGCTCCGGCGCAGACCTTCTCAGCACCGCAGCCAATATCAAGACCGCGGCCTCGCAGGTAGGATGCGATCCGATAACGGCACTTGCGGGCCTCGTAACCTTTCGATATTTCAGGTGTCCATACCATCTTGTATCCTTATGGCCTCATTGCGGATACTCTCAATGTCACCAACCAATTCTTCCCGCGACGACGGGACCGTAGGGTGACTCAGGCGGCTGTATAGCTCGCCGGTAATCCACTTGCAGGCGTAGTAGTCCATATCAAGTACCTTGCGGCCATAGATATCCGGCTCGGTGTGGCATTTGGATGCGCCGCCTTCATGGACCCCGCGGGCCTTAACTATGTTCCATACCTGGAAGCCCCTCGATCTTGCGGTGAAGCAGTAATCGCTGTCGCTGCCGACGAGCTGCATGTTCTCATCGAGCAAGCCAATCTCTCGAATCATTGCCACACGCATTATCCAGCAGCAGGCGGCCGCCCATCGAAGCTGCTGGTTCCTGGCGAATGAGGCCAGCGGACCGACCCCGGCCGTCCCGATTGGGTAAGCCCCTACGCCGCCGCCGAAGATAACCTCGTTCGGGTCATCCTCGGAAATTTGCAGCGGCATCCCTATTCCGCAGCCCGGCGTGGAGTCCATAAACTCTACCATTACTTGAACTGCGTCGGGCTGAAGGTACATATCCTGATTCAGGATCACGATGTAGGGCTGCTGTGGAACGCGCTCTAAGAAGAATCGCAGACCCGCGTTGATAGCCCGTGTGAAGTATATGTTCTCCTGGCTGTTGTCGTAGATAAACGTCTGAACCGGCACGGTCTGTTTGCGCAGATGCAGCAGACAGTTATCTAACTGATCCTGATTCCTGTAAAACGGTATGATTACCGGCACTCTCATATTGTTTAATGAACTCCGAATAGCGTTCTGGATGCTGGCGCACCACTGCGGGCATCTCATCGAGGGACACCAGCTCGTATTCATGGACGCCGCGGTCGAAAAGGTCTTTGAGTTCGTGTCGGCAGAACTCAATTCGCTTGACATCTCGGTAATAGGGGTTGTCATATTCCGAATGTGAGAACGCGCCTATTTTTTCAGCGATGCGACTGGGTTCCATCACATAGCTAAAGTGCCAGCCCGCATCATAGATATCTTGATGTGCCAGGGTGCCGCTGATACGCAATGACTGGGCCAGACCCTTGAACACGGACACGAATTCCCTATAACGACAGTACGCGGGCCAGGGCCACTGACCGTTCTGGCGGCAGTTCAGGAAGTAGTAGTACATCCGCATATAGAGCCGTCCGGGCAGCTTTGAAGACTGCGCTGCTCTTACGGCTTGCTCGGATGGAATCTCATCGGCGTCGGTCAGGATGATAAGGTCTTCGGGCTTGCAGACCGTCTTGAGATAATCGCCGATGGCATTGCGCTGCGCCCGTTCATTCTCCCAGCGGTCGTCGCTCGGTTTGTCGCAATAGGACAGAAGAGGAACGACCGTGCCCTTCCAGGCCGCGTAGCGCTGCATGCTCCGCTCGAAGAAAAGCTCTTTAGGCCGGCCTGCAAACGTCACGTTGGATTCGACGAGTACAAATTTATCGACTACGTCTGCAAGCTCGGCCAGGCGTATGTCCAGCAGCATGAATTCATCGTAGAATGGGAAGCAGTTGTAGACGCTCATACTCGTTCCTTCAGTCATTCAGAAAAGCCGGCGGCCGAAGGACTGACCTGGGCCGCCGGCTCGCAGATGCTATGCAAACAGCCGCTGGTAGGTCAGCCGCAAATTGAAGGGGCCGACCGTGACAACGCCCGCCGAAACGGTGGCCGTGCCGACCGTGTCCACCTGAAGCTCGGTGTTCGCGGCGATGTCGGCGCAGGCGGCGGCGGTCATGGTGCCATCCACGTCACTGAGGGCCGTAGCCGTCCCGATGCTGATATCGCCTAATTGCGTCGTTCCGTTCATCAGTAGGGCCTGAGCAGTCGGTATCGGCGAGGCGGTGAGGACCTGAGCCTTCATCGCCAGCAGCTTGCAGCGGGCGAAGACCTCGAATTTGCTGGCGTCCGCGGCTGTGGCTGCGGCGGCCGAAGCCGTCGCCGTGGCCGTGCCGCTGATGTTCGGTATCGTCGTCTCCGGCATCGCACAGTACAGCGGGTCTGTGTATTGTTCTCCAGCCATGTTATTCATCCTTAAAGATGCGTTAGTTTTCGGATTTCAACGACCTATGTACTAAGCGGTCGTTACATGGATTATATGGGGCGTCCAGCCCTTGGTCGTATCGACGCTGTCACCTGTCTTGCCGCCAATGTCGCACCAGATAGACTTGAAGGTCGTCAGGCACTTCCACGCAATGGACTTGTCGCGCCCGTGATCCTTCTCTTCGTAGGTGATGGTTGGGGGCATAATCGGAATCTCCATAACCGCATCATCGCCGAAGAACACGGCCTCGCCGTAGCTGCTGTTGAGCGCGTTTGACAGGATGTGGTTCTCCTTGACGAAGCGGCAGTTGTACATCTTGCCCGCCTCATTCGTGAGTCTCTGATCCGGCTTGGTGTAGCGATAGACATCTATCCAGGTCGTGTCGTCCGTCAGACCGCGAAGCGCCTTGACCGACGCGATGCAGACGTAGTTGCCCTCGTTGTCGTAGGGCGGCACGTTCCACATGGTCAGTTGGTCGCAGATGTTCTTCACATGGTAGCTGTTGAGATTGCTACCGGCGTTGCCTGTCCCGACACCATCGGTGCTGAGGCTGTAGCCATCGGTCGCGGTAGCGACGTACTTGCCCAGCGTGTCCACGAATGCCGCATGACATGCGCGGTCTAAGGTCTGGGCCTGATGGTTGCGCAGGCGCTTGTGGACCATGTTATCCACGTTGTACTCCGAGACCTTCTCCAGCTTGCCGGTGAAGGGAATCGCAACACCATACTCGGCGACCGTGGCGGTGCCTTGGCCGAGCACGAAAGTAGCTCGTGGCATAGTTGAAGTCTCGACAAGGGTGCCGTGCGTACCTGGAATGTCGCCTATCTTGTCGAACAGGACGATCGCGCCCTTGCCGCCGGCGTTCAGCGCATCTTCCTTAATGTTGCAGAACTGCGTGAACCGCATCAGCGGCTGGCTGGCATCCCAAATTTTTCGTGAGAGCGTCGGGTTGGTCAGATAACCGCCCAACGTGCTCGTTACCCACACTTGTTGTGCCATGGTTAAATCTCCTTAGTTAAATCAAGGAGAAACGGACCGCGTTTTTTCGCGCCTGGCTCTCCTTGATTCGATGTAACTTTCGCCTGTTAATTGTTCAGGCTTGGACTCTTCGTGCGGAGATGTAACGCCGGTCGCTCCGAGACCGCCAGCCTTCGCTGCGGCTGCGGCCCTGGCCTTGGCCTCTTCTTGGGCCTTTTGACGTTCGGCCTCGGCTTCCTGCTTGCCTTTTTCACGCTCGGCCTTAAGCATCTCGCGGGTCATTTCGACCGCCTTTTCGATCCGCTTCTCGGCCGACTCGTGCGGTGAGGTCTTATGCTGCAAATGCCAGCGGACGATAACTTCATTCGGGCCGTTGTCGCAGACATCCGGATATTTGGTCCTGACGTTTTGAGCCAGTATCTCCTCCCGGACGCTTTGAGTAACCTGGGTCATTAGTTGGCGAACCTGCTTGGCCGTCATGTACGTTTCTTCTTCTTCGTCCCCACCTTCTTGGACCTGAGCTTGTTGCTGCTGACCCTGAGTCGGCAATCGGCCGTAATCGATGTAGGGTTCAAGCGTTTGGAGCAGCTCTTTGGTCTTAGCTGCTTCCTGCGAGACCGTAGTGAACTGCCCTTGCAGTTCCTTGTGACTGGCCTGGAGCTTCTCGAATTCGGTCTTATACTCGGTGGTATCGCCAGCTTCGGCCCTGTGGCCTGCATCCTCGGCTTGCTGGTTATCGGTGGCCGTTGTCCCTGCATCCTGCGGGGGTTGACCTTCCGAACCTGTCTGGTCTTTTTCTTCGTCTGCCATTGTTGCATCTCCTTTTCTGCGTTTGAGTGCTGCCGGTGCAGCGTGTTCAAACTTTACGTCAATCAAACAAAAAAGCCCCTGCCGACGCCGTTTAACTAAGGCATCGTGCAGGGGCTATCTTCCAAGTTCTCCCTGGTGTTAGTCTGTGGTGTGCCCGACCTCCATGTCTGAAACGCCGGCCAGTCGGGCATCCATTCCTACAGCCGTGCGCGGCACACCGACAGATTTTTGGTCATGTTTACAAAGAGCTATGTACTATAGAGCTATGTACTATTCGGCAATGGTAAGGTTTTTTGATTAGCCGATGGCAATGTCAAGTTCCTGGCCATCCACTATTTGCTGCCATACGGCTTGCCTATCGGGCCTTTGCCTTTGCCCCAGCCCAGGCCGCGGCCTTGGCCGCCGCTTCGTATTTTACCGCCCGGACATCGTTTGGTTTTCTTCTTCTTAGTCATTGGTCTTCTCGTTTATTTGTATCGTTACGATTCCACTACTTTTACGCGCGTTGCCAGGAAGACGTCGAGGACAACTCCATCCTTGCAATGCACCTCGACGGTTAGGTGGCCGCTAAAGGTTTTGCGATTCGGTATGTAGCTCATCACGTATTCGCCAAGGGTCGTTTTGACCCCCTCACTTCGCAGAATGGTCGATGTACGCGATATAGACTCACCCATTCGTTTTGAGCGCCTCCTTCGTGGCAAGCTTGCTCTCAATCTTGTTTGCCTCCGCGATTTCCGTGTCGATCCACCCAAGAAATTGGGTGATTGTAACTATCTTGTATCGACATTTGTTCATCTCGTCTATATCCGCCCATTCGGTGTTGATTAGTACTTGCTCATGGCCCGTTTTAATCTCATCGAGATAGGGCAGTACGACATCCTGCCAGCCGGGCGTGGCAATCATGGCGCGGAGCTTGGCGGCCTTTTGAAGCTGCTCCCTTATCTGTTCCGGCGGCTGGTATTCGCTCATTCTATTCCTCGTTTCTTGGCCCGGTCTTTCTGGCGGTCCTTGAGCGCATCTTCCTGCTTGCTCAGGTCATCGGGCATGTGAATCTTGTGGACCTCGAAGGAATAATCGAATTTCTTCTTGTTCAGGTTGTCGGTTCGCGACATTATGCCCGTCAGCTTGATTTCGGCCTTAACTGTAATGGTCTTGCCTATGTCCTGGTCGTCAAAGGACGATACGCCGGCCACACCATCGTCGCTGAAATCGACGGTCGGATACCACTTCTTCTGTTTGTCGGCGGTCTTGGCTTCCGTCGGAGCGCCAATCTTTTCGCCTAAGTCAATCGTTTTCATTTTAGTACCTTTTCAAGTCGTCTTACTATGCCTTCCGTTTCGTCAAATAGCTGGTCAGGATCGATGTATCTACATTCACCCAACCAGCCGAGACGGTGTAGGAGTAAATGCAGGGCCTCATGTTTGGCATGGCTTTTTGGTCCAGCATCTGCTTTGGGGTTTTTTATTTTCGCAGCCAAGAACACATCCGCGGCCTTGCCTTTCTCGTCAACCTTGATTTCGGCATAAAATCCATCCTCGCAATGATGATGGAAGAATATTTCATACTGGGTAAGCCCGAGCTTTTCCTGCCAGTACAGAAACGCCTCCTTGAAGCGCTCGAAATATTTCTCGGATGTTTTCATGTGCTAACCATTTCAAGCATCGCTTTCAAGAGTTCGTTTTCCCGTTGTACCAAAGAGCGAAGCGCCTGGGTTATTGCATTTTTAACTACAACGGTACAGTCGGGGCATAGCTGATAAGTTTTATTATGAACCATTGGACAGTTCATCAAGTTGTCACCAGTTATACTCAGGCTTTCAGGAACGACAACGGATCGAACGTCTGCGGCTTCGATGGGGTGTAAGCATATATCACAGGGTATGATTGTCATCGTTTCATCTCCCAGATGCAGACACAGTAACGTGCCCCGCATTCGCAGAGGTCATCGCCCTGCCGCGGGTTGATGATCGTGACCGTCAAAGTCCTACCGCATCTGTCGCAGCGGTACGAGCGGATTGTGTTGGGATTCGCTTGTAGCATCATTCATATTTCTTCGGGGCTTCCGTATGGGTTTGTGAGTCACGGCGTCATAGAAAACCCCATCCTTGAACCAATAAAAATCATACACTCTTCCCCTTAGTGCAATCTGCCTTACGCCGGACGACCGAAGCTCCTTATGTGTCATTAAGAGGGCTAAGTGTTCGTCGTCCCAATAATTCGGATTTAACCGACATCCCAAAAAAAAGGTCGAATAAGCACCTCCAGTCTCTCAGGGTCCGTCTTGCCCAAGTCGATCTTCTTTAGAGCGGCGAGCTTGGCTGCGTCCTCGTTCTTTGCGACTATGGGTGTCGGCACAAGCAAAAGATTCTCGATTGTGCCTGCATCTTTTTCTTTCTTTGTCGGATGCTCTAAAATCGCAACTTCATACAGCATATTGTCTCCTTTCTACTTTCCCTTGTTTGTCGCCTTTTTGCGACTTCGCAGGTATCGCCTGCGCTGGTCCTGGTCGTTCTCAGCGCCCATCCGTGCACGGATTGAGGCTTCGGCGTTCTCTCGCGTGAGCGAGCTGCCGACTACCTCATCGCGGTCCGTGTTGACGATCTTGTAGGGTCGCTTGTCACCCTCGACATATCTTATGGTGTAGGGCATTTACGGCGCTCCAAAACCTCACTGCGATCTCTTTTTGGATTTCTTTTTGCGCATCTTGCCGAGCGTCTTGGCCAGGTTCGCCTGTCGTTTCGTTCTCGCCGATGCCTTAGAGCCCTTCTTGGTGACCTTGCGCGCGTACTGCTGAACGCTCATCCCTGCGGCTTCGGCCTTCGCTGTGAACGCTCCGGGGCGCTCAATGGCACCCTGAATCCACTTGGTCTTCTTTTGCCTGGCCTTGCGGCCTTGTACGTATGTCTTTGCCATAATCTTACGCTCCTTGAGGTGCAGGCAGAACCGGCTGTTGGGCAGCTTGCGGTAGCATCATCTGTTGTTCCGGTGCTTCCTCCCGATGGGCCTCGTCGAGATTCCAGATACTCAGCAGCCGCTGCCAGAGGTCCTTGACGTCGGTCCACTGGGAAATCTGCGGATGCTTGAGGGCCAGCCCAAGCGCCTGGATGAGATATTCGACCATCTGTTTCTCAAGCAATAAGAGGCTCAATCCCCCTACGTTAAACTGGTATCGCTCTAAATTCTTGAACTGGTCCCCCTTGTACTGCTGCAGCATCTCGTAGCTGTTGTAGAGCAATTTCGCTATGGAGTTTATCTCCAGTCGGCGGGCGATCACATCGAAGTAGCCGTGCGACTCGGCTGTCTTTATCTCGATCTCGCCCAACGTCTTGCTCTGCTTGCCTGGCATCGCCGTTAGAAACTCGGTGATGGCACTGCCTTCCTGTAATTCCTTGGTCACGATCTCGAATACACGAAACGCATCGGCTCCCATAGGTTGGGTCTTGACCTGGTTAACGACGGGACCTGCTATTCCTGGCTTGGTCTTGATCAGTTTGCCCGGGAATATCCATGTCATGTTCTGCGGTTCGAGAAGTTTCTGTGGGTCGTATTCCAACATGGTGTTGACGCTGTACGTGAGGTTGTCAACGAAGAGATTGAGTAGGTTGTTGAGTGTATACTGGAGCTTTACTTCGGCCTCGACCATTGAAATACCGGCGGCCCCCCGATGGGCATAGGGCATTGGGATGGCGAGTTCGTAGGGATGCTTGCCCGACTTGTGCGGGTTGTCCTGGCTGCGAATGAGATACTTTTCATTGGCTAACATCATTAACTGGTTTTCTTTGGTTTCCTTGCCATCCTTGCTGATAACCCTACCCCAGAACTCCAAGATGCCGACTTTCTTCGAGACACTGGTATATTCGCTAAGCCCCAGGCGCTCCAGCCGTTCCTTACGCTCCTGCCTATCCTGGTAGTCGTCGTGAATCTTATTGATTTCTTCCATGTCGAACACTGGCTTGGCGTTTTTATCTGCATCAGCAAGCTCGCGATTCTGCTTTTTGGCCATCTTAATCAGCGAGGCCAGGTCCATCTCTTTGTACTCGATCATGTAGCGGGGGGGCTGGTCGTCAAAGGGCAGATACTCCGGAGCGATGAACAAATTCTGGACGTCCTTGTTCTCGTACTTCAGTCGTCCATCTTGAATGAGTCGCTTGAGAGATCCAAGACCCAACAGGCACGCGGGTTTGGTCATCTCGCCGTAAGCACTGACGAAGTTGCTCTTTTTCAGATGCGCCTTGAATCTCGCATCATCCTCTTGGCACTGCTGCTCGTACTCATCGAGCTGGTCTTCGAGCTGTTGTAATTTGTCCTTAGCCGTCTGTAATCGTTCATTCGCTTTTTCGACCTTTTCTGTCTGTAGGTCGATGACGGCGCGATGCTGGGCCTTCTGGTTCTCAATAGCAAGCTCGGCCGCGGCGGCCACACGACGCTGTTGGTACTCGACTGGTTGTTTCTCGATTTTAGATACGTGCTCCCCAATTTTCTTATTAAGTTCGGCGGTCTCCTCGTCAATTTGGCGTATGACTTGCTGAGTATTTTGGGCGGCCTCTTCAGCCTCTCTCTGAGCAACGACTACATCTTTGCGAGCCTGCCGTATCTCGGACTTGAGGGGCAGCACGAACTCATCATCAAGCTCTATACTGAAGAGCTTTGATGTTTGCAGTGTCGCCCGCTCAATGAGCAGTGATGCACGCTCGACCGCCATAAAGAGCTTGGGGATACAAGCCTGCGATTGCCAGGGGTCCTTGTCTTCATGGCTCTTCTGCTTGTTCTTGTAGACGTCCCAGAGTTCCTTCCATTGCTCGCGGCGCTCGGCGGTTGCATCCTCAGCTTCCTTCTTGCAATCGAGAATCCACTTCTTGAGGTACTCGGCGTCGTCAAGTGATGATGCGCCCTCCCCGGTCGTCTTGGCCCCATCTATCGCCTCAACTGGCTCTTTATCGGCTGTCTTTTCTGTCTTTGCCATTTGGCGTACTCATCGTCTTTTTGCCGCAAATTACTTAACTCAGCGAAATGCAGTTTTGGTCGCGTATGATTTTGCCCTGTTAGTTTCATCCCCCCCGTGGCCATCGGCCCCAAGCCGTATAGGCTTCGCTGGCGGGTAATGATTTCGCATCTCGATAACCGCAAAGGCCAGGGCCTCGATTGCGGGATAGTCGCCCAACTGCAAATCGCCGATCTCAGTTTCCTGGACGGCGCTTAGGTAACTCAGTATCCTACTGTCTTTGAGGAACAACGTGCGGCGCTCTGGGTCAAGTAGTCTCTTTAGGTGAGACAGTATGTAGGCATAGAGCTGGTGCATCTCCACCATCATCGTGGGACTAACATAAAAACTCCGGCGCGGGACAAACGGACTCGGTGGCCATTCCAACTCACCGGCCATCTCGTTGATAAGCTGGTCAGCGGCGTTGTTGCGATTGTCACCAATCCACATAGCAGGTTTGTACTGCGCATCCATCGCCCCGCAGCGGCGGACAAGCTGCCGGGTGTCAAAGTCCTCGTACTCTTCGAGCAGGTAGATGTCATGGCTGTCCAGGTGCTTCTCGTGGAGCATCGCGACGATAACGGCACAGCCTGGTCGCTTACCTGACCATGCAACGCCGCCGTAGACGGCCCTGCACTGATTGGTCAGCTCCACATCAGATAGCGGATAGTTCAACGCTGCTGTCTTAATGTCCTGGTACATTCTAAAGCCTCACGCCGCCAAATCTCCCTCGGAGAAATAATATTTACCTTTAGCCAATACACGATACCGCACCTCGTCTGCAACATGGTCTTCCGCTTCGATGTCCACATCGTCGGGATTGCGCTCGTCTCGCGGCAAGACGGGTACTGTGCGAATAAACTGCCGGCAGGTATCGAAAACGTAGAGTCCCGGACCTTCATGGCTAAGGGAATTCTTGAGCCGCTCTCGCAGCAGCTCCCAGCCATTTATGCGAGAGCCAGGGCGCTTGTCGGCCCGCTTCCAGCTTATACCTACTCGTTGCATATCCTCTGCAATGCAGTTGCCGTTCTCCACATCGAATATGGACGAGTCCGCTGGTCCGGGGCGGACCTTGTGACCATTGCTGTTGTCGTAAGCCTGAATCTTCCGTGCGACCTCGACGGCCAGCTCTCTCGTACCCTCGTTGGGCTTGCCCGTCCATCCGTAGAGCTCGGCGATGCGAAAGAGGTCGCCTCGTTGAGTGCTGCGGGTTGTCCCATCCGCCAGCTTGATATCGCAACCATC